TGTTTCTCCTTAGATAACGGACACAATACAAGAGAAGCTGACGAGAATATAATGCGAATTGTTGAAACACTTAAAGTTCCTTTTATCAGAAAGGTTATTGACCTAAAGGAGTTCAAGGAATTACAGGAAGCATTTGAGAAATCTAATACTCTGAATATAGAAATTCCAACAGATTTTGTGATCCGAGCTATGACTTACCAGATGGCTAACGAGCATGGAATCAAGTGGATTATAGGAGGAGGCAATCACTCTACGGAAGGAATTATGCCGGAAGCATGGGGATATTCCGCTAGAGATTTAACTTTCGTGGAGTCGGTCTTTAGTAAAAAGATTAAAAACTTACCCAAGATAACGCTATTCCAATATCTCTGGTATCGTTTCGTGAAGAAGATTCAGATAATAAATTGGCTAGATTACTATGAATACGACAGAGAGAAGGCTATTAAAATCCTTCAAAAAAAATATGGTTACAAGCCCTACGGAGAGAAGCATGGAGAATCAAAGTACACTAAGTGGTTTCAAGACGAATACTTACCTCAATTTGGTATAATCAAAGACAAGGCACACTATTCAAGCATGATAAACTCTAAGCAAATGACTAGAGAGGAGGCACTAAAGAAACTCGAAGGAAAGAAGGTAGGGAACAAACCATTTACTTCACACTTAGCTTTTAAGAACGAAGAACATCACTGGAATTTACTTCAAAAGATATATAAATTATGGAAATAGTAAAAACAGAGTCAGATTTTTTTACGAACATTGAGAGGGCTTTTTCTGATATAGATAATAAATATAACCAATACCCAGGTTATGTTATCTGTGGTTCGCATGATCCGGAAGATGTTGATAGAAAAATGGCTCTTATCAAATATGCGAGGGAAAAAGATATTCCATGTTTCGGAGTGTGTATGGGGATGCAACTGATGGTTATAGAATATGCACGAAATGTCTTAGGGTTAAAGGATGCTAATTCTATAGAGATTGATCCCTTAACCCCTAATCCGGTCATTGTAAAACTTCCAGAACTTAGGGTTGGTATTCACCAAGTTGAGAGCAATTGGGAGAGTCATTGGAATCACTATTCTTTTAACGAGAAATACAGACCTTTATTTGAAAAGGATTGGAGTATGCACTTTGAGAATGGTATACTTGAAATAATGAGATATAGACACCATCCGTTTTTTATAGGGGTTCAATACCATCCCGAGTATCGGGAAAAACACCCACTATTATCAGATTTTCTAAAGGTTTGCAAATCAGAAATAAATGCCAAAAGGTAAATGGGGTTTCCAAAAAGGGAATAAGTTAGGTAAAAAATTTAAGTCTGGGCATCCAACTTCTAATACAGGGCGGACTCATTTTAAGAAAGGAGAAACAGCAGGTGTTAAAAACCCAACTTGGAAAGGAGAGGAGGCTTCTTATAGTGCCAAGCATAAATGGTTAAAATTTAATTATGGTAAAGCTGACTATTGTGAAAATAGAAAAGAACCATTTTTATCCTTTAAGTGTTCTAAAAAATCAAAAAACTATCAATGGGCTAAGGTGCATGGCAAACAACATGACCACAAAAGAGAAAATTATAGGAAACTTTGCATAAGTTGCCACAAAAAATATGACCTATCAATTAAGATACAGTAAAAGTTTAGGAGGAGGATTCTCTGGTACTCCCCATGAAGTTTGGAGGACTATTGATTATACCGACAGGACTAAGCCAACCTGTTTTTTTGGTATGTACGATGCCCGTGATTTCTTGGCTCTCTGGAGACACAAAGGAAAGGCTTGGATATTGTGGTGCGGAGGTGATCTGAATAACTTGGATAGAGGATTTATCCTCAACGATGGAAAACTACGCTGGATTTCTAAGCTACCATTCTTTAGACCTTTACTTATAAGGTTGTTAAAAAAGGCTGAACACTGGGTTGAGAATGAATGGGAAAAGAGTATATTAACTAAATTTGGTATCAAATGTCAGGTTTGCCCTTCGTTTCTTGGGGATGTAAGTAAATACAAAATCACATATAAATACAAGAAAAACCCCCATTTTTGGCTATCAGCTAGTGAGTTTCGGCAAAAGGAATACGGCTGGAACTTAATAGAAGAAATGGCTTCATACTATCCGACAGTAACTTTTCATTTATACGGAGCTAGTTGGAAAACCAAACATAAGAATGTCATAGTCCATGGTAGAATACCTATAAAGCAGATGGATAGGGAGACGAGTAAAATGCAGGGTAGTATAAGATATAATGAACACGATGGATTCTCGGAGGTAACAGCAAAGTCCATTTTATGGGGGCAATATCCAGCGACTGAAATAGATTACCCTTTCACCAACATAAGACTCAAGAAAACTCCAAATATAAAAGGTCGCAATTATTACCTAAAGACTTTAAATCGCTATCCTTGGAATGCTAAAAAACTTTCTCACATCAAAACATCGTAAATATTGGGCTAATCGTAAGGTTAACTGGGAGACTTCATACTTCGCAGATCACCCTCATAGAGATTTAATTATCAAGACTCTCAAGACTATGAAGTTCGGAAGTATATTAGAAGTTGGCTGTGCTAGTGGATATAACCTATTTAAGATACAGGAGAACTTTCCACGAACCCAAATAGGAGGCATAGACATAAGCCAAGATGCTATTACTAAAGCTAAGGAAATGTTACCAGGTGCAGTAGTCTTAGAAGTCTCAAGTGCTGATAACCTATTCCTTTCGGATAAATCTTCGGACTTAATGCTTACTGATATGTGCTTAATTTATCAATCTCCTTTTGATATAAACAAGGCAATCGGAGAGCTGAAAAGAGTAGCTAGAAATGGTATAATCCTTGTAGAGTTTCACCATACTAATTGGTTCAAGAGACAGTTTCTAAGATTGGTGAGTGGGTACAATTCTTACAATTACAAGAAACTCTTAACCAAGCATGGATTTTATGATATAGAAATTTATAAGCTAACAGAGGCTGATTGGCCATCAGGCGAGCCTCAAAAAACATACGGATGTCTGATAACAGCAAAGATATAAAAAGAGTTCATTTACTAGCAGTACCTTTTACTGGGCTAGGAAGGCATAATGGTTACCGAGGAGATACATGGTTAGCAAACAGGATCAAGGTCTTTACGGACTATGTTCTTCCTTCTTTAACCAACCAAACCAATAAGAACTTCATCATTTGGGTTGCTTGGAGGCCAGAAGAAAAGGAAAATCCTCAAGTAAGAGAACTTTGGAAGCTCATGGATAACTTAGAGAGTATGAGGACTGTGTTCACTTTCGGGGGAACATTCCTGTATGACGATAAGTACCCTCACGAAGTAGCCAAGGATCGGCTGATAACCAATATCTCAAGGTTCGTACCAGAACTTAAATCTTATGTAGACTGGGCAGATGAAGTATTAGTTACCTGTCAGCCGTCAGATGATATGTTCTTATCCCATACTGTAAAGACTATTCAAGAGTTTCCTTGGAAGGATGAGAAAGCTATCGGATGGACTAAGGGATATATAATCAACTACGCTACTAAGGAATTAGCTGAATACAACCCAGATACAACGCCACCTTTCGCTACAATCAGATACCCTAGAGATGTATTCCTAGACACAGAGAAGCACTATGAATGGATTAAGGACTTTAAAAGCCACGAGGATGTAGTTAAACTAGGTTTCAAAGAACTGGAAGGCAGAGGATTCATCGTAGGAACGCATCAGGAGAATATTTCAACCACATGGAACATCCCGTATAAGGGTTTACCAGTACATGACGATATGGTATTATTTAAGGCAGGAATATACTTTTCGCCACCTATCATACAGAAACCCAACAAGAGAATAATCGCCCGAAAGATTTATAATTATTTACCATTTAAGCCAATTATTAGATTTATATACAAGAAACTATATGTTTAACAAGAAGAAAAGACACTATAAGGATAAGATACTCATTACTCAAAAGAAGATTTATGATGTTGAATTTTTACTCTCCCAGTATAAGTTAATGCGTGAGGGATTCAGGGTAGAATATGATAGAATTAAAGAAGAACTTGATGCAATAAACACTTACAAGGAATTGATCCAATCAGTCGGCATGGAGAAAGCTAAGGAACTAATGAAGAACGCTGAAAAGGCTATGGAAGCCCGCAATGAAAAGGCGGACTATAAGCTCAATGATGAGGAGAAAGAAGTGATACAGACAATGACTAATAATGCTAAAGGAAAGGAAGACGATATTGCCCGCCTAAAGAAGCAAATGGAGACACTAGACATGCAGATGGATGGTCCACTACCAGCAGGACAAACTTCAGTAAGACAGACAATAGATAACCTAAAATCAGTAGTAGATATGTTAAAGGATATGATTAAGTCAATCTAATGAGTAAAGGAGAATGGATAATACAACTGACAAAAATAGCGATGGGAATACTAGCGATTCTATGGGGAATCAAGGTATTGACATATCTACAAATAATCAGTCAAATGGGGTAGACAAACCAAATATAAATGGTGAAAAAAGGGATGAGAATGGAAGATTCATTAAGGGATGGGAAGGAGGTCCAGGTCGCCCTAAAGGTTCTATCTCGCCTATCGCTAGACTCAAGCAAATGTTTGAAGAAGACCCACAGAAATTTGAGAAATTCGTTAAAGACTATGGAGACGATCCAGCAAACAGAAAGCATGTAGTTGAAATGATTGATGGCAAACCTAAACAAACTATTGCAGGAGACAGTGAGAACCCATTAAGAATAATCACAGTAGATAAAGACTTAGCTGAAATAAATGATATTATTGCATCCCAGTCAGAAAATCATAGCGAAGGACAGGAGTAGATTTAAGGTAATTAACTGTGGAAGACGCTGGGGAAAAACAACATACTCTGTAGAAGTAATGAAAGCTAAGGCACTTTCTAAGGAATGTACTATAGCTTACATAGCTCCAACCATAGGACAGGCTAGAGATATTGCGTGGGCGATGTTGAAGAAGGAATTACAGCCAATCATAGTAAAAGCAAAGGAAGCTCCTAGTTTAGAACTAGAGATAAGGAATCAGAAGGGAACTACAAGTCTAATCAAGTTAAGAGGGTGGGAAGCTATTGAGACACTTAGAGGACAAGCCTTCGATCTCTTGGTAATTGACGAGGTAGCTTCTATGAGAAACTTCTGGACTGGTTGGTCTGAAGTATTGAGGCCAACTCTTACAGATAGAGAAGGACAAGTAATCTTTATCTCTACCCCTAAAGGTTTCAACCATTTCCACACACTTTTCAACAAGCAGTTTGAAGATAGAGATTATAAATCATTTCACTTTACATCCTATGACAACCCACACAATAAAAAAGAAGAACTCGATAAAGCTAAGTCCGAGCTTGATGAAAATCAATTTGCCCAAGAATATCTTGCAGATTTCAGGAAAGTTGAAGGTCTTGTCTATAACCTGCCTGAAAGTGAAATCATCGAACCGATTGATACTAAGATTAGAACTGAAGCACGAATAATGGGAGTAGACTGGGGATTCAGAAACCCAGCAGCAATCATTGTGTTATACTTTAAAGATAAGGAATGGATAGTAGCTGAAGACTGGAAGCTCGCAGGTAGAACTACATCAGAGATAATTCAAGCTATGCAGAATAAGATAGCAGAACATAAGGTGATTCAAGTATTCCCTGACCCCGCAGAACCAGATAGAATAGAAGAATGTAGACGAGCTGGTATAAACTGCCGTGAAGCTAATAAGGACATAGAAGGCGGAGTATCTTACATACAGAACTTAATCAAAGAGAAACGACTAAAGGTAGGAAAGAACTGCACTTACACGATTGAAGAACTTAACACTTATCAATACCCTGAAGGAGTGGACGGCAAGCCTTTCAAAGATGTACCAGAAAAGATGAATGATCACTTAATGGATGCTATGAGATATGCAATCTATTCTTACAAAGGTCCACAGAGAAATCTAGGCATGGCTAGTCCTTTAGCACCTAACTTATATCCAACAATATAATGGAAGCAGGAAAGATTGAAATCTTATTAGAAGGAGTGAGTTTTGAAGAAACAAAGAGGCTTCGGGAAGTTATCCACACTCTATTAGCTAATGGAAGTTTTAATGTTAAGAATGGTCGTGTTATCATGCATTACGATAATGATAGTAATCTCATGAAAGTAGATCACGAATTTGTTAAGTATTATAGGAAAAAATCTTAAAGTGTAGTATAATATATATAACCTGACCTAAACCAAAGGCGGCACAATCAAATGTGTCGCTTTTAATTTATGGATAAACAACCTCAAATAACAACTAATGATTTAATGTTCAAGCTGAAGAATGAAAAGGATTCGGCTGTTAAGTTCGTGGAAAGAAAGTATTTAGACTGGACAGAGAACTATGAACTTTATCGCAATAAGGTAAAGACTAATCGTCTAACCCAGAGGCAAGCAGTAAACATTCCCTTAATGAAGGAAACTATCAAGACTATTCTAGCCAAAGTAGATGACATCACGATTGTAGACTGGCGTGAGTTATCTGGCGACCAAGAGAAAGAACTTATCTTCCAAGAGATATGGAATAGGGACATGGATAGAATTAACATCCATGAAATAGACATCCAAGACACTAAGACTGTACTTATGTATGGTCGTGCCTTCCAGAAGTTAAACTTTGATGACGATGGCTTCTGTGTAAAAGCTCTGGATATATATGATGTAATCATTGATCCTATGGTAGACCCTGTGGATATTGAGACTGCGAGGTTTGTCATTCACCGCAATATATTCAGGTCATTAAGAGAGATTCTAGCCTCTGATAGATACACCGAAGTAGGTAAAAAGGCTCTTAGAATGTATTTAACCTCACCGGATGGAATAATCCTTTCCTCGGAGAACGAAGAAGAATGGAAGAAGAAACAGGATAGATTAAAGTCTATGGGAGTTAATGAAGCTGACTTTCCCACATTTGCTGGGGGAGATACTGTAATAAATCTAACAGAACACTACACAGAAGTATGGAATACTAAGACTAAAGAGTTTGAGAGACGAGTAGTCTGTTATGCTAATGATACGATTGAACTATCCAATCACACCTTAGAGGAGCTACTAGGCGTTACTTTCTGGCCTTTCGTTACATGGGCAGAAGATATAGAGACTCAAGACTTCTGGTCTGATTCTGTTGCTGATCTTATAAGAACACCTAACAAGGTATTGAACATCTGGTTCTCTCAAATGGTAGAGAACAGGACATTAAGAAACTTCCAGATGCACTGGTATGATGCGACAGTTGAGGGTTATCAACCACAGACTTATGAGCCAGGCCCAGGACGAATGCTTCCAGCTCCAGGCGATCCTAATAAGACAATCATGCCCGTTGCAGTTGATGGTTTAGATGAGACAATGAACGCTATTAACTTCCTTACTTCTATTGCTGAACGAGCTTCAGGTGCTACAGCTATAGAGAAAGGACAAGCTGAACAAGGAGTACAGACTTTGGGAGAGGTTCAGATACTAGTAGGTAAAGCTAACGAAAGATCAGCAACCTTAATGAAACTACGCCGAAGGGCTAAAGAGGAATTTGCTATGAAATATTACCAGATTGTAGCGGCTAATTATTCAAGTAAAATGACCCTTTATAAGAGAGGTCGTGATGAGAAGATGTGGCCTAAAGCTGTATATAAGTCTGATTGGCAATCTAAACAAGGCTATGAAGCAACAGTCTTGTCAAGTAGTGAACAAGAACAAGAATCAACCAAAGAGATACAGAAGTTCCAGTTCGTTATCCAGCAATCTCCTAATAACATACCTCTACGAAAGATTGCTCTAGCAAGGGAATTGAATATCCTCAAGTTAAGTCCAGAGGAGATCAAATCTATTCAGAATTTCGAGGAACAAGCTATGCAACAACCTCAATTAGGACAACCAATGCCAGGTCAGCCACAAGGTCAGCCAAGTCCTTTACAAACTAGCCCTGTGGGGGTAACATAGAATTATGTACGAAGTAATAAAGAATTTATTTCAGAGGCGAGGTATACAAAATATTAGCCAACTAGATGAAGATGAGAAACGAGACTACGATAGATGGATAAAGATTTTAAGCGAAGGGGAAGTAACAGTTGAAAGTATCAAGAAATTCTGTTATAATCAAATAGGATTGATAGAAGTAAAACTAAAAGATTTAGAGAATACCGACAAGAAGAATGAACGCCTGATAATCCAATTCAATATTTATAAGTCAATCTTGGGTGCAGTCGAAGTTCCAAGGAAAGAAAGAGAAGCATTAGAAAAGTATCTTAATTCACTAATTTAATAAGCCTAACCAAACAATGGCGGCATCCTCAAGGGGATGTCGTCTTTTAATTAAATGACCATAACAATAAACCAAGCAGAAGCAGAAGCAAAGAGACTAAGCGATTTAGCCTTAGTTGATTACAAAGTAATAGATACCATCATTCCTGTTATCAATGCTGACTTAGATGGAACAAGCCAAGGAAGAAACAGGGCTTACTTCCTAGCAGATAGAGCTTATGAGATTGTAAGTATCAGTGAAGTCCACGATACAGCTATGACATCAGCCGATGGTGCGGCATTACAAATTGCTAAAGTATCAGGCACTACCGCCCCAAGTGTCCTCCAAGGAACAACAGCAGTTCTTGACCTTATAACTACTGTTGCTTTCAGTGGTACAGGTAATATCTACACAGGATTTAACTTAAAGGGTATTGCTGCCAATGTAGTAACAGGAGGTACAATGACTAACCAAGTAGCCAGTTTAACTCTAGCCGCAGGTGATAGGTTAGTTTATGGATTCTTAGGTACATTATCAACGACTTACATTAACCTTGTAACAGTCTTAAAGAAAGTATAAATATATGAGAAGCCAATAATATGCCACTAATGCCTGGAAAAATGAATATAGGTAAGAATATAAAGACTGAAATGATGCACGGAAAGCCACGAAAGCAAGCAATAGCGATTGCTATGAGTGTTGCGGGTAAGAAAAAAGGCAAGAAGAAATCAATGAAAGGTCGAATTAAAAGAAAAGGTAAAGTAGTTTACTAAAATGGCAAGACCAAAGAAAGTAATAGACATAGAGGAAGCAATCGAAGAAGCAGGAGCATTAGCAGATACAGGCCCATCTCAAAAGGAGAAACTAGAATATGAGAGAGTAGACCTGTATGAGTTGCTAGCAAAGTTAAAAGGTTTAGCAATCAATTCAATCGGAGACCTTGAAAACAAAATAGCGAGATTAAACAGCGACATTAGCAAATTATAATTTAATTGGGAGAAAACCCGTATAAAATCATTTAGGTCAGAAAAGACCTTACAAATCATTATGGAACATACACCAACGGAGATCATCACTCCAGAAATAGATGCAGAGGAAACTGTAAACCCAGAGTTATCAGCTAAAGAAGCTGAAATAGCTTTGCTTAGAAAACAATTATTAGAAAAAGATGGGAAATTAGACCATCTTAAACACAAATATGAGAGGGACATTATTAAACCCTCCGCACCTGTGGAAATTCCTGAAGAAGCCATGTCAGACGAAGGGAAACTATTGAAAGGCCAGATTGCCAATCTTGAGAAGACTTTAAGTTCTTTCCAAGAGAAAACAACTCTTTCAAATGTATACGCCACTTACCCAGCCTTGAAGGATAAGCAAGACGAGTTCAATGAATTTCGTGCTGAATATCCAACAATGGCTTTAGATAAACTGGCTAGAGTCTTCGTTATTGAACATGGACTATCTGCTCCTGCTCCTAAGAGATTAGGCGTAGAGAAGCCAACTGGAGGAGCAAAAGCTCCAACTAAGCAGGGAATGTCTATTGAAGATGTCGCACGGATTAGAACAACTCAACCTAAGCTCTATCAAAAGATGCTCAAGGAGGGGAAAATCAATCCAGACACCATCGAATAGGTCGTCAGGTGTGTAATTAACACACATATAAACAAATGGCAACATTAACAAATTTCGGTGAACAGTTTGCTGGTAAGACACTTAGAAAGTATTACCAAAACTCAATCACCGATGCAATCGCAAATAGAAACTATGAAGGTGAAATCAAGAAAGCTGGAGATCGAGTAAACATCCTCTCCTTCCTTTCTGATCTTACCCTCGAAGACTATGTCGTTGGTACTGATATGTCCTCACAGGTTATCGTAGATACTGAAGACCAGTTGGTCGTTGAGAAACGAAAATCATGGAACTTCACTCTTGATAAACTTGAGACATTGTTCACATACGCTGACGATGTAGGTAACACTCTCGTAGAAAATGCTTCTAAGGTTCTTGAAAGAACTATAGACAGCTATGTTCTTGAGAACGCTAGGTTCGCTAAGGCTGGTAACTGGGTAGGTATCAACCTCCGAGTTGCTGGAGGTGGAGCTACTGATGGTACACAGGCTTCTATTGCTACAACAGCAACTGGAGGTACTCTTACTATTCAAGGAGACTCTACATCTGCTAACGACACTAACGGCACAATTACTCACGCTACTGAAAATACCGAAGATGGAGTTCTTTACTTCTCTGGATTTACTTCAGCCGATGTAGATAAGCCAATTCGTTTGACTTCAGGTAAAACATGGGCAACTGGCTGGTACAGAATTACAGCAGTTACTGACTCTTTCACAGCTACAATCGAAAACTGGGATGGAGCAACATCTGGTTCTGATATTCCTACAGGAGACGTTCTACGTTACTTGGCTGGAGGATCAGGAGACGATGAAAAGACTTATAACCAAAATGGAGATGGAAAACCTACAGCAGTAGTTACTGGTGCAGGTGCTAACTCTGGTTGGGGTTACGAGTTCCAAGCTGCTACAGGTACTGCAATTTCAGCTTCTAATGTATACGAAGCTGTAACAATGCTTGCTACTTCTTTGGACAAGAATGAGATTCCAGATGGAGACAGACACATTACTGTTCCTCCAATCATGAAACAAATGCTTAAACAGGCTTCTGAATTGCAACCTGCAATCTCTATGGCCTACGAAGGTGTTGTTTTGAATGGAATGGTAGGTAAGGTTGGTGGATTCGATATTCACATGGCTGCAGGTTCACGAGTTTCAACTCGTGTAGCTCACGCTATCGCTACTGGAATAGGTGCATCAACTGTACTTACATCTGGTGCTGCGACATATCAAGTTCTTGCTAACCACATTTCGTTCGTCACATTCGCTGACAAGTGGTCAGAGTCTCGTGTAGTTCCCGCAGAAAACCAGTTTGCTAACAAGTATCAAGGCTTGCATCTATTCGGTGCTAAAGTCCCTGCTCTACGAAGAAGCTCTGGTGCAGTTCTATTCTGTACTTTCTAAGTACGATAGAGTTTAGTTATTAACCTAATAGCTTGTTGGGTCGAGGGGACTACTTATGAATCTTCTCGACCAGCATAAGACGGCAAGCCAATCAACAATGAATAAAGTAATTACATGGTGCGTAAAAAAGTTCTTTAATATTTTCTATAAAGTTAAGCCACCAGAATCAGTCTCTTATTACAAGAGGTCTGAAGCTGCTAGAGCCAGATTGGTCAAAGCAGAGCATGGAGGTCTTCAGATGGAGATTCAAGGAGAGAAATATAAGTTTGAAGGATTCCCACGAGGGCATGTGCTTGTAGGTCCATTAGCCAAGATGAAGAATAAGATTAAGAACATGGTTTTCAACCAAGTCTTTGAAGAAATCGAGAAGATGTCTAAGGAGACAGAACACGATATGTTACCAGAAGAAAGAATGTGTCCGGCGGTCAGAGAAATCAACCGAGGACTAGAAGAACTGGAACACATGGAAGTCGTTGAAGACATGAAGGGAAGGATCAGACTTATAAGAAAAGTTCTGACTTTCTTCTTACAAGAAGATGATGCCTACAGATTTCGAGCCCAGCATTTCCTTTCTAACTTAGATCAAAAGAAAGTAGCACTATCTAAATCAGATAAGTATTATGCTCGTGGAAAGTATTGGAAGGTAGACTATCATAAATATGACTACTAAAAGATTCATAATCAGGAAATACATAATGGCTAAGTCAGCCATAGATGCTATCAGGAGAGAGAAGAAACATTCCGTAGATGATTGTTGGATAGATGAGGAATGGATGAAGAATAACTGGAGTAATGGAAAAGAGTTAGGCTTTAAAAAATGATCCCATATTTACTTAAAACTTTTAGAGGGGGAATATCTGACGAGGCTAATAAGGGCGTTGTCGGTTCTTTCAAGCATGGTTATGGACTAGACATCCATAAACGAACAGACTCTCTATCTTGTGGTTCTACTATGGCTACAGTTTTAGGTGAATCAGTTGGAGTATTCGGTACTTCATCTGCCGGTTCTACAATGACAGGTATCATAAATGTATTCTTACCAACTTCAGATGGCTCTATGCTTGCGTTCTCTGAAAGAGGTTCAATCTGGTGCGTTACTGGTGATGGTCAATGGCAATTCGTGCATAACGATCCTAACGGATCTATCACAGGTGCAGAAGAACATAAGGATATAAACGGAGCTAACTACATCTATTGGGCAACCTCAACTGCGGTAGCTCGTAAGGCTTGGCCTGGAGTAACTGTTCCTCCTGATAGTGGTACAGCTCGTTGGTCTGATGCAGTTAATGTTTATAAGACAGAGAACATCTATACAGACCTCAATAACACTAACTGGCACTCTATGAAGAAAGTCGGTGGAGATTTAATGATATGTAACTTAGATACTCTTGCAGTTTACAGCTATACTGCTGTCTTTGATCCAGCTACAGTACAATTAACCCCAGGAACTGTTGCTCAATGCCTAGAAGAAAGAAATGACTTCGTTATTATAGGTTCTAACCAAGCATCCCAAGTAGAAGAAAGCCATATCTGGTCATGGGTTACAACTGCCGTAAACCCAGTTCAAAAGAAGAAGATTCCATCTAAAGGAGTGAACTCTTTGATTTATACAGAACTACCACTACTCCAAGCTGGAGCTAATGGTGAGATATTCTTTTCAGACTTCTCTAATGCTATTCCGATTAGTGTGATTCCAGGAGGAGGTAGGGTTTCACCATCAGGAACAACTATTGAATCAAACCTAGCTTTGTTTGGTATATACGGAGGAACAGCAGTCTCATATCCAGGAATCTGGAGCTATGGAAGAAAGAATAAGAACAGACCTTTCTCCTTAAACTACAACTATAAGTTAGCTTCACAGATAGGTGGTTCAACTATAAGCACAATCGGTGCATTGATTAACTTCAATGGCATCACATTTGCTTCATGGGGTACAGAAGACTCTCACACTTCAACTACAACAAATGAGTATGGTGTTGATTGCATAAATTCCACGACATCAGCTAGTGCGATCTTTGAGAACCTAGAGTTTGATGCAGGGAAAACATTTGAAACTAAGTGGGTAGACACAGTCAAAATAGCGACTGTTCCTATGGCTGCAAGCACCTCATATTCAGTTAAGTTTAAGATGGACAAGGAGACTGATTGGAGATACGCTATACTTCCAAACAATACTACGACTTATGCCCTTACTAATTCAATCGGAAGCGAATGGCAATTAGGAAGTCCAGGAAAGATTTACGAAGTAGGGGTAGAGTTAAACCCATCAGGAGGAGATAGTCCAGAGATTTTATCAATTACAAGTTACCTAAACGATAGAGGATATTTACATGGCTAAAAATATATGAGAACACAAGATGAAATAATTACAGAAGTTTTGGTTCGACTAAGCGTAAGCACAACGAACGCTTATTACACCGACACAATAATGCGTAATTGGTATATGCAATCTAACCAATGGTCTTCGGCTTATAAGAAATGGCCTATGACTGAAGGTCGTGTCTCTACTACATTTGCTTCTCTAGTAACATCTGAAGATGGATATTTAAAGGGTGAATATCCTGAAGGTTGGAAAGCTGACTCAATTCGTTTACTCACTATTGCAGGTAAGCAGGTAGATAAAAAGAACTTTTATGAATTTAGAAAATTTATAGAAGATAATTCAGGAAGTGATGAGAGAATTTTTAGTGATTACAACCAATCTTATTATATAAATCCAAGTATTGACCTTTCAGGTACAGTTACAGCTTGGGGTCAATACACTCCTCTAGTAGATATTACAGATGAAAACGAGCTAACTCCTTTCTCTAATGCACAACCTGACGGAAACGAAGCTATCGTAAATGAAATGTTATCTTACGCACATACACGAGAGAAGGATGCAAATGCAGCGATGCTTTATCACCAGAGAGCTACCCAAATCCTAGATAACATCTGGGAGAAGGTTAAGAATGAGCAGTTTGCTTATGGTCCGACAGATGGTGAAGGTATGTGGCAAAGGATAGATGTTATTAACGGAGGCTTTAGAGATGATTTATTTAACAGGGATCAATTCTAATGTGCATTAAGAATATAATAAAATTTATGGCAGATATATTAACAAACGAAGAAAAGCAAGACGAAATCTTAACAGTACAAGAGCCTTCTTTGCAGGGTTATGGAGAGCAATCTTACATAGGTACTGCTGGTGGTAAACCTCAAGCTTCTGCTGTTGCTAAGACAGTAATCTATACGAACACAACTGCTGTAACGGCAGTAAGTACCACTTCTTATGACTTGGCAACATTCACTATTCCTGCCGGTACATTATTAGCTGGATCAATACTAAGAATCAATATGGCTCTTACTAATATTGACTGGGATGCAGCTTCATCTGCTATTTTATCTCTTTTCATAGGTAACGGAGTCAATGTAACTATCGGTACATTTCTTAAAAATGCTTCTGCTAGTAACGCTGGAGGATGGGCAGAGTTTATAGTTTCAGCGATTACAAACAAGAGTGGAGTAATGAATGGTCATGGATTTACTTCAGAAAATGGTGTGAACAGTACAGCATTAAAACAGTCTTACAATATGCCAACTTTAGCTTACGCAACTTATGTAGAAGATTTTACAAAAGATACGACAGCAATTCTTAGAGTAACTTACGGAGCATCATCGGTAAATAACACAGTTACTATGTCTTATATAATCGCCGAAAGATTAGCATAATATGGCATATACATCATATACAATCAAAACAGGAGATAAGTTCAGTCCTTTTACTGGATCAGCTATTTCATATCCTGTAGGAACAGTCATATATGGAGATACATCAGGTAAAACTGACTATGGAACAAAAGCTCCTTCTACTTCCACGACTTCCACTTCAACTTCTTCCACTCCAACACCAACTCCAACAACCACTACCACTTCTACACCCACTTCTACACCCACTTCTTCTCCTACTCCTACACCTACTACCACGTCTACAGTCGCTCCTTTTGATGTAAACCAACCAACTTATATTGTTAAGACGGGAGATAAATACGACCCATATACAGGTAAAGCCCTAACTAACACAACCGCAGGTACTGTTATAAATAAGCCTGGAACTACTCCGGCAGTTACTACTCCTCCAACTCCAATAGGAACAACTGCTGTCTTTGATATAAATCAACCAACTTACACAGTTAAGGCAGGAGATAAATATAATCCCTATACAGGTCAGCTTCTTACTAACACAACCGCAGGTACTGTTATCAGTAAACCTGGTATTATCGCTCCACCTCCACCTCCACCAACACCAACACCAACACCAACACCAACACCAACTCCAACTCCAACTCCAGCAGGAGCAAGTTCTACACAAACAGGAACAACTGCACCCGGACAATCAATAGGTCAGATACTAGGCATTAACTCTAACCTAGCTCCTGGTAGTTCAGGAAGTGAAGTTACTGCACTCCAAAACTTCTTAGTCTCTAAAGGATTTTTAACGGCACAAGATATGGCTACTGGTCCTGGAATCTATGGCCCAAGGACTACGGCGGCTGTTGCGGCATGGCAAAAGTCTATGGGTATGCAATTACCATCTGGAGATTATGGTTACTTTGGTCCGAAGTCTAGGGAATTAGTACAGGGTGGTATGGATGGAACTGGTACTGAACCTCCTGCTGGTGGGGTAGACCCTGCTACCGGAGAACCACCATTAAACGAGACTCAACAAGCCTATTCTGACAACCTAAAGGAAAAAACTCTACAAGATTACATGGAAACCCTATCTAAAGAACTAGGGCTAGATACTTTAAAGGAAGGTATCAAAGATACAAACAAACAACTCTTAGATTTAAGGAATAAAAAAGCGGAAGAAACTACGAGTATAAATAACAATCCTTGGATTAGTGAATCCACTAGAGCAAGACAAATTGGAAACCTAGATGGTAAATATGATACCGAGGAAGGCAACCTATTGAAGTCTATTGAAATTTCTACCAAGCAATTAGACGATGCACAGAATGAAATCCAGTTTATCGCAAAGATGGCTGTGGATCAAATGCAGTCTGATAGAACATTTGAACTTGAAACTAAGAAGCTTGCTGCACAACTTTCTGGAGTTGGTAGTCAGCCAGCTTCAGTTGAAGAATATAAATTTGCACAATCTCAAGGTTATACAGGTTCATTCTCAGATTATCAAAATGAAGATGCCAATAGAAAAGCTAAGGCTTCTGGTGTTGGAGGATTAACTCCTGCTCAAATAAACACTACTGTAAATCAAATTGCTGGAGCTTTTGATAATGAACCGACTGTAAAGAATTACAATACGATAAAACAACAGGTAGATACATTTAATAATCTAGGAAGTAGTGCGACAGACGATATTCAAAGAATATATGCCTTCGCCAAAATAGCTGATCCAAATTCTGCTGTTAAGGAAGGTGAATATAACTCTATCGAAAAGTATTCTCAAGCTCTCTTACAAAGAACTGGACTTAAAATCTCAAGAATCTTTTCTGCGACTGGAATCCTAACCCCTGAAGCTAGGCAAGCTATGAGTAAGACTATTCAAGTATCGCTTAATGCTGTACAAAAATCTTACGATCAAGTTTACTCTGAATATCAGAGACAAATTGACGATGCTTATAATGGTAAAGCTAGACAGATAACCCAATATACTTCTCCGACAGTTAGTAGTGGAGGAAGTTCATACACTATTAAATCAGGTGATACTTTCTATAAACTAGCTCAAGCCAATGGAACAACAGTAGAAGCTCTACAGTCAGCTAATTCAGGAATTAGTCCTACATCTCTCAAGATAGGACAAACGATTAAACTTCCTAGCGGCGGTGGAAGTTCAACGATTACAGCACCAGATGGACAGCAAATAATAATCACAGATTAAATATGGTTATAACAATGACGAGAAGTGAATATGAAGCAAAGTATGGAGTTGCTCCAGTTGCTTCTTCGTCTAATACTTTTGACAATAGTCCCGCACCGATAAGAATGACTAGAGCTGAATATAATTCTAAATATGGGACTCTACTAGAACAATCATTGAGTAAATTAACAGGGGCGACTATAAGAAATACTGGTGTTCCTCTGGGTAGTAATATCCCTAATATGCCCTCTGTGAAGGATATAGTGGTTACTAGGCGTGCAGATAATGTAGGAGCTACCCCATACCAACAAGTGGGAAATGTAGTTGGTTTAGCTTCAGAATTAGCTTTTAAGGGAATCGAACAAATACCAGTTGTAGGGACAGCACAGAAAGTTATAGGTAAAGTTTTTAATGATGCAATAGAATGGGCTGGTAATAAGATCGGAGACATTCCAGCAGTTCAGAAATTCGCTACCAGCCTTTCCCCAGAAGAATTTAGTTCATGGCAGAAGAACTTAAAAGCCACTTCAGATATAGGTACTTTTGCTTTATTGGCTACAGGGGCTGAAACTTCTAAACTTACAGTTGGAGATATTGCGACCAAAGCTAAAGAACTTCCTACTCAATTAAAAAGTACAGTTAAAGATTACACAACTCAAAGAGCAGTCCAACAGAATATAGAATCATCCAATAAAGTAGCTAATGAAATTGCTAATATAGAAAGCAATTACTCTAAACTACGAAAACAGAACGAATTTTCTAAAGATGCTAATGCTTCAAGACAAAGAATCGCTAATACTGATGTATTGGTTGGTGCTGTAGATGATACAGGAACTATACGAACTATTGAACCAGGCGGTGCGGTAGATCAATATAGTAAGTTGTTTATTGATGGCAGTGAATCGGTGGTAAGAGATAATCTAGTTCGATTAAAAGAAACTGTGAACTTAGATCAGATTAAAAGAGATTTAATTTCAGAAATTTATGATACTGGTTTTGAAGGTTCTGATCTAATTACAGCTTTAAATGGTGTAAAGAAAGAATTAGCTGGATTGAAGTTAAGAGCAGATGAGTTTGGTAATATTCCCTTAGAAGTGGTGCATGATGCTAAGATCAATTCAACTAAGCATATAAATTTCTCTACTCCTCCTGAAGTTGCTACTTATAGAAAAGCGGTAGCTCGTTCATATAAAAAATTAGTGGAAGATAATAGTTCCTTTAATGTATCTGAAGTTAATGGAGAACTATCTCCATACTATGAAGACCTAAATAGATTAAAAAGTCTTGATGGTAAGAAGGTTAAAGGTGGTAAATTGGGCAGATATACAGCTAAGATAGCGGGAAACATCGCTGGAGGGCTTGCAGGTTTGCCTTTAGGACCTGCTGGACCTGCTGTTACTGCAGTAGTTGGTGGTGAATTAGCTAGTCATTTAGTAGGTAGGCAAATGACATCTACTTTTGGCAAACCTAGAGGATTAGAGGTAAAAACTAATCCTATTCTAGAATATGCCAAGCAACAAGGCAAACTAGAACCTGTAGTAGACCTAAAAAAGCCTGATGTAAAGGTAGGAGTGCCTGCAAATATCCCAAAAACTAAGGAAATAACCCTATTAGAAAAGAACATTGAAAGGAATGTGGAACAACAAAAGAAGGCTATAAAAGCTGGGGATTTCACCCTAGTTTCACATTTAAAGGAGGTTTATAAGGCTTTAGTAGATAAATTAAAAGCCATAATCAAGAAAGTGAAAGAAACGCCTAATAAACAGGGGGGATTTATTAAAAACCCTCTGTATTCAGCCAAAGAAGGCGTAAGTAAACCACAACCAAAATTATCAGAATCAAAGTCGTCATATACACAGACTACCACAAAGAAAACCACCCAACAAGGAATAAGAATAACACCAGAGATTCGTGCTAGAATTAACAGTGAATCACCTAAGTTTACTAAGCTAGATCATAAAAAATAATATGTCAATAATAAAAGAAAACTTAATAAGAGTATTAAAAGAAAAAGGCTTAAAAACCAAGGGTAATTTCGTGAAAGAGGTTAAAATACCTGTTCGTGGTTCTGATGGATCACCTGGCAAAGATGGCATAAGTATTGTCGGTTCTCAAGGCCCTCAAGGTCAAAGGGGTGAAGACGGAAAAACCCCCACTAAAGAGGAGATTCGCCATATCGTAGAAGAAGTAGTCAGGTCTCAACCTCAAACCTTTAGAAAAGGAGGCGGGGAGGTATCACTATGGTGGCCGTAGAACAGAAATTTCCAGCTCTTTTAAGGGCAAACGGAGTTACTCCAGGAGGCAGTCCAGGAGGATCAGGTACTGTTACTTCTGTATCAGTAACTACAGCCAATGGAGTATCTGGTACAGTTGCGACTGCTACTACAACGCCTGCTATAACTCTTACTCTAGGAGCGATTACTCCTACTACAGTTAATGGTAATACTATAACCACAGGTACAGGAACACTTACTTTAGGAGCTGGTAAAACTCTAACTGCAAATAATAATATTACGATTTCAGGAACAGATGGAGAAGCACTTGTCCTTACTAAAGGACTTACTATAACGACTAATGCAGGAACGATTGCCTTTTCTGGTGCAAGTAAAACTCTCACAGTTCCATTAGATGCTTCTGTTTCAGGCACAAATACAGGAGATCAAACTTCTGTCTCTGGTAATGCTGGCACAGTAACAACTGCTGATGCAGGAGGAGATACTTCAACTTGGGTTTTATTAGGTAATGCTCAAACAGGTAGTCAAGCCCCAGCTACTGATGCAGGTTTAACTTATGACGCTAATGCAAATGCTTTAACTACTACAACTTTTATAGGGGCATTAACTGGTACAGCTTCTGGTAACTTAGTTTCTGGTGGTGCTTTAGGCACACCATCATCAGGAACAGGAACTAATATAACAGGAATCCCAGCAGCAAACATTCTAGCAGGAACTCTAGCAACAGGTACTTATTTATTATCTGAAAATGCTTCAATCGGTCTTGACCCTGCTGGTTCTGCTGATGGAAAATATACTGGTATCACAGTTACAGGTACAGGTGGAGCAACAATAGCTTTCGGAGATTTGATTACCTTAGACAAAGATGATTCTCGCTGGGAACTGGTAGACATTACAGTTGCCGCCGCCGCCACAGGAGACGCAAGAGGAATAATGGGTATGGCTGTTACATCATCAACTGATGGAACTCCTGTAACAGTATTACTTCAAGGAATAATCCGAGCAGACGCAAACTTCCCTGCACTTACGATTGGTGCAGCAGTTTACGCTTCAACAACAGGAGACATAGTAGTAGCTCAACCTAGTACTACTGATTATGTTATTCGTATAGTAGGTTCGGCATTAACGGCTGACGAAATTTATTTTAATCCAGATAATAGTTGGATAACTCATACATAAAAATGATGAACTTCAAAGAACAATGGCATAAGGAAGCGATACTGATGACGATATTTGGGCTGATAGTCGTAGGCCTTTTATTAGGTATTTATCTTAAACTATAATGGCAATCGCCATCGATTCAACTTCAAATGGTAACTCAAGTGGTTCATCTACAACTGTTTCTCATACTTGCACAGGTAGCAATCTTATCCTTTGGGTAGCAACTTATACAGCAGGAGGAGATAATATGACTTCTGTCACTTATAACGCAGTGGCAATGACTCTATTAGGTAAGACTGCAATGGATAGTGGTTATTATATGTATTTGCATTATTTAGCAGGTCCTGCAACTGGGGCAAATAATATTGTTTTTAATCGGTCTGGTTCAGGAGATACTGATTTAGTTGCTGCTTCATATACAGGTGCAGCCCAAACAGGAATTCCTGATGCTTCTGTAATCAATACAACTGTAGCAGCTCAAACTTCATTAACTCAAACTGTTACTGTTGTAGCTGCAAACTCTTGGCTTGTTGGAGCTTGGAGAAATGATGCTTCTATTTGGACAGCAGGGACTAATACTTTAGAGAGGTCAGTAAATCCTGTGGCTACGGCGTATTCCATCATGGATAGTAATGGAGGCCAAGCAACAGGAAGCCGAAGTATGACAGCTACTTGTTCATCAGCTAATGTCACGGGTATTATGGCATCATTTGCTCCTTTTACTACTTCAATAAAAACAGTAGACGGACTAGCAGTAGCTTCTGTGAAGACAGTAGACGGCTTGGCGATAGCTTCAGTCAAAACAATTAATGGATTAGTTTAAATATATGGATGAAATAACAAACATAACAATAGAAGAAAAAGTAAACGATATTAGCTTACCTGAAAAGAGTTAGGGTGATTAAATTTTAAATATGACCAACGATAACCTAGGAGAAACAATCTTAAACCATCATATGATACAAGAAGAAGAAAAAATTAAACAAGTAGCAAAAGAAGCGGCAAAAGAAATTGTTGATTTGGCAACTGCCACAGCTTCTGCAGTACACGCTTCAACTGCGGCGGATATAAATTATATTAAAAAAGATATTGCTATAATTCTTGATAGGCTAGACCACAAATATGTATCTACTGAAACCTTTGCTCCTGTAAGAATGTTAGTTTATGGAATGTGTGGACTCATGTTGTCGGCAGTAGTAGGGGGATTAATGTTTATGTTGATACATCGGTAATGAAATTTATTATTCAAGCATTAGCAGTATTTGTAGGTCTCCCTGTGATGTTCATAGTCGTGTTCGGCACATGGATTCTAGGTTTATTAGATAAATATGTACCTAATTAAATGATTATTATACAAAAACCATCACCAAATAAAGGATCAAGAGGAAATTATAAGCCAGAATTAGTAGTAATCCATGTAATGTCAGGGACTCTAGTAGGTACAGATAGCTGGTTTGCTTCAACCAAGTCGCAAGTTTCTACCCACTACGGGATAGGATTTAATGGAGAAATTCATCAATATGTCCCTGAAAATGAAGTAGCTTGGGGAAATGGAAGAACAGACAAACCAACAGCTAAGTTATTAAAGGCAGGAATTAACCCCAATCTCTACACAATTTCAATCGAACATGAGGGTCAAGACCTTTCTAAGTGGACTGATGCACAACTCAATGTATCGGCAGAATTAGTTAAAGACATCTGCACACGAAACAATATTCCAATAGATAGAGATCATATTATAGGACACTATGAAATTTTCAGTTTGAAACCTCATTGTCCTGCGACTGATAAGACTGTTATTGACCGAATCATTACCAAGATTAAACCGAATGTCTGTACACCAGAAGAACAAGTTTCAATCCAAGTACCTAGGTCGAAATTAGAAAAAGTTTTAGCCTTTATTAAAACAATATGACAATTTTAAAAAGTGCTTCGAGAATCGTATTCATCTTCCTAACCATCACAGCTTGCGTAGGATTTTATTTCGGCAAGTTAGAAGCTAAAGATTTCATGCTTCTATGCGTTTCCGCTTTCAGCTACTATTTCACACAGTCTAAAACACCTGATACCACTCCGTCAGCTTAGTGGTATAATATTATCGACCCTGACAAGTGGGGGTCTTTACAAGTAATTATTTAACTTATATGAAAACAACAAAAGAAATATCAGACGAAATCAACAAGATTCTAAGTGAGAACAATATGGTGATAAATATTAAACAAGTTATGGAAATAACTGAAAAACCTACCGAAAAGCCAGCCAAAGTTAAGAAATAAAATTATGAAAAAAATAATACTATTTATAGGGTTTCTAACCCTATTCTTTCCGTATATTTCTTCGGCTAAAACAGGTACGGAATGGATAGAGCATTGGGCTAGTGTATACCATGTAAACGCCCAAGATATGATAAGTGTAGCGATCTGTGAAAGTGAACTTAATTCACAAGCCTTTAATCGAACAGACGGAGTAGGTGGAAGTAGGGGAATCTTCCAGTATCAAACAGCAACATGGAATATGTTTAGTCAAGAATTAGGGGAAGAATTAGATATTTGGTCAGTTTACGATCAATCGAAATTAACCGCCTATGCCTTCTCTAAAGGAAGACAAGGACATTGGAGCTGTTGGAAGGGAAAGTCGCTGTAATAGGCGTATATCGCTTTACAGGGGCATGATTACTAGTATTCTGTAAGCCCTCAAAACATTATAAGTAAAGTCCGTGTCGAAAATGGTATATACTTAGAATGTAAGGACGATCTGGTTCTTCACTAAAGCAATTCAAAAAAGAAATTGGAGCATATTTTTTTAAGTTGCCAATATATTTCTTTGAAAGAGAAATTGCGAAGACACTGTGTCTATCCTGAAACATAAGCCTGCTTATCTTCTTACGAGAAGGTTGGTAGGTTTTTGTTTTATACATGATATAATATATTCAGAAGCTGGCGTTGCTACTTACCCAACGAAGGCGTTATGTACAAAAAAACAAATCTCAAAAACAATTTAAAAATTTTTCATTTATATAATATCAACTCCCTACTAGGTAAGCACTAAATCCCCAACAATCGGCGTTAGGGGATTTTTTTGTTATACTGTACAAGATGGTAAACCTGTTCTTTTGGATTCTCGGAAAAACCTGTTGGCTCACGCTTTGGACTGTGGCATTGGCCTTATGTACGATCTTTTGGATAATCACACTAATTCTAAAACCCTTCGGCTATGAAGATCATTACCCGTAAAGTCTATTGCAGAGGGGAATGTCTTAGCGACACACCCCATAAGCTCCAACAGAACAAACTCAATGGAGAGTGCGTTTCATTCTGGCGAAAATGTATGGTCTGCAATCATTTTATTGGAGATTCAGTCGGCAGAAAGAAATGGTTTTCTGTTTTAAGAAACCACTATCCTCCCTTTGCGTTTTATTAGACCCCCACTTGCAAGGCATGATGGGGGTTTACTATTTCCACTATATATGGTACTATTAAGAGTGAGAGCATTGGCTAGTCCATTGAACTCTCCAATATTGAACTTACTGGTGAAAGGTACGGATTACAAATCCGTTGTTCTATCCATTGAACTACCGCCCCATAACTCACGGCTCAATTTGAACCGTGAGAAAAAGTTGTCTAAGACTTTTTATACTGCATTAGGCTCGTCTTCTGACGAGTCTTTTGCTTTTTTACTTCTTCCAGTCATTTGGAAAGGGGGCTTTTGTCTTAGTTATCCACAATGGATTTGTGCTTTTTCTTTTGGTATAATTAGTGAGGTTGAAAACTTAATAATTAACTTTGCATATTCTTAATTCGCTCTCTCCTTGCAAAGTGGGGGGCGAGCTAAGAATAAAACTAAATATGGCAAGAATTAGGGTGTTGAACCCAGAATTTTGGTTAGACGAGGAAATAGCGACAGTATCTCCTCACGCAAGACTTCTTTATATGGGGCTATGGGGGATATGTGATGATAATTATGCTACTTTTCCCAATAAACCTAAGTGGCTAAAAATACAAGTATTTCCTTTTGAAGAGGTGGATATTCCACGACTACTCGACGAGCTATCGTCGATAGGTAAGATAGTTAGTTTTAAATCAAAAGGAGAAGATTTTTGGTGGATCAAAAACTTTTTAAAACATCAAAGAATAGATAGACCTTCTAAGCCTAAATACCCTAGATATAGTAAGACACTCGACGAGTACTCGACGACCACTCGTTCTGAAGATAAGATAAGAGAAGAAGAATTAAGAGAAGATAAACCTTCTTTGAAGGATTACAAACCAGACTTTCTTAAAAGAAAAATATGAAACAATTTGATTGGAAGTATTGCAAAAAAAACAACAATCCAAAAGTATACGAGTTTCTTTGGGAATGGCACGAGATAGCTGTTTCCGAAGAGAAGTTTATACAGATGTGGAGTAATTTAAGGAAATATTCAAGGGTAGGTCACAGAAATGAGAGATATGCTCCAAGTAAAGGTCGAAAACAATACAGGAGATTAAAAGAAAAATTTGGCTTTTTTCAATGAAACAACTAACCTTCAAAGAAACATACCTTAAACGCTTCAGAATCTTCAAAGACTCCATAGAAGACCCTGACTGGAAGATGTTGCGTGACAAGAGATGTCCTTCGTGCGGAAATCGTTTAAAGTTTGGCACATTCAAGGAAGTAGTGTATTGCAAGTCTAAGAAACATCCTAAGGCTTTTATGATGACACTTAAAAGGTATCAGGATATAATAAATAAATGAGATATTTATCATTATTTAGTGGCATCGGGGATGCAATTAAACTTTATGAAAAAGGTTTAACTCAAATTGAAGTTGCTAAAAAGTTAGGAACTACTCAAAAAGTAATATGGCGAGCATTTAAAAATGCCGGTTATAAAAGTCGTATTGCCAAGAAAAGAAACCAATTTGGTTCTAATAATAGTAGTTGGAAAGGGGATGAAGCTGGCTATGCAGCATTGCATTATCGGGTGTATAATACAAAAGGAAAACCACAGAAATGTGATGAATGTAGTTATGATAAAGACGATAGGAGATACCAATGGGCTAGTCTTAATGGAAATTATGCAGATGTAGAAGATTATAAACGAATGTGCGAGTCGTGTCATTCTAAATATGACAATAAGATTAAAAACATTATCAAATGAAATATTTAGACCTTTTTTCAGGTATTGGAGGATTTACTTTGGGAATCGGGGGAAAAGGAGAGTGCATTGGATTCTCGGAAGTAGACCGCTATGCCACAAAAATCTATGAAAAACACTTCCCAGATCACAAAAACTATGGAGACATCACAAAAATTGACGAACGAACTTTACCAGACTTTGATTTGCTCGTTGGAGGATTCCCCTGCCAATCTTTTTCCATCGCAGGTAAAAGGGGAGGCTTTGAAGATACCAGAGGGACGCTCTTTTTTGACATTGCGAGAATACTGCGAGTTAAAAAACCTAGATTATTCTGCCTTGAAAATGTTAAAGGACTTCTCTCTCACGACAACGGGCAGACTTTCAAAACCATCATCTCCACGCTTGATGAACTGGGGTATGACGTCCAATGGCAAGTGCTTAACAGCAAGAATTTCGGAGTCCCCCAGAATCGGGAAAGAGTGTTCATTGTCGGACATCTTAGAGGCACAAGTAGACCCGAAGTATTTCCTTTCGGAGAAAATGGTGAACTTTCTACTGAACGACAGGGGCAAGTTTCCCCCACAATTACGCAGCGGTACTATAAACAAGGACAGTCAGACCCTTATATCGTTAGTGAAGAACCAGAATCAGGCGAACAGGGTTTACCACAAGAAAGGATTGAGTCCGACAATACCGACAGCAGGGGGGGGCAGGCACATACCGCAAATCTTAGAATCAGACGATTGACTCCGCTTGAATGCGAACGCTTGCAGGGATTCCCAGATAATTGGACGGCAGGAGTAAGTGATACCCAAAGATATAAATGCTGTGGCAACGCTGTCACAGTCAATGTAATAGAAGCTATAATGAGTAAATTATTCTAATGATCGAACATAACTGGCCAGTACCATGTCGAGATTGTGGAGAGAAACAATGGCGACATAACCGAACAAGGATTGCTGTCTGTTTTTCCTGTAAACGAAAGAAACTAAAAGATCACTACTGGAAGGCTAAGCGATATGTTGAGTAGTTATCCACAGGTATAGGGGGCTTGACTGTGGCTCTGGTAGTGCTATACTCTAAGCATGGTTACACAAAATGAATTTGCTACACATGATTGCGGAACTCCATTGGGAGATGGATGCAATACCTGTGTAGAGTGGTTTGAGCAAGGGAATCATGGATTAAAAGGTGAAGCTTTGGAATTTGCCATAGAAACACTTGGCGTTCCATGTAAGACTAGAAACTGTATACACGGAGGCAAGGTCGATCCACAGTATACAGAAAATCAAATTGGCAGTCGTTGTCAGGGATGTTTAGATTATATAAGAAAATAATATGAAAGAATGCGAAAAATGTGGAGAGGAGACATCCACCAAGACAGTCGGTGATGAGAGTTATTATTATTGTAAGGGTTGTAACTGGATAACAAATTAAAACTATGGATAAAAAACAAGAATTTTTAAAGAAAGAAATTGAACAAATGGACTGGAATATCAATTACCACAATGAGCATATCAATGATGCTAAAATGAAAAAAGAGTTGTATGAGAAAACCTTAGCAGACTTAATAAAACAATAATGTACGGAGATAAAAAAACAGCATTAGATCGTGTAGGGAAATATCGAAAGGATTACTTAGGTTTAGTGTTTATAGTAATGTGTATTTTATTAGTAATTTGTTTAATTAAATAATATGTCAAAATTCACAGTAGATTGGTGCGAAAATGCTACTGCAAAAACTGGAAAAGTTTACAAGAAAGTTGTTTTGAAAGATGAAAAAGGAGAAACTCATAATGTTAATCTTTTTAATGATTATCCTGATTTTGCAAATCTTAAACCTGGTGTAAGTATAGATGGGGAAATCGAAATGAATGGTCGCTATAAAAACTTAAAGTCCAACGCTATTAAGGAAAGGAAATATACTAAACCAGACTTCACCAAAGCCATGGAGCGTAAAGAGGAGAGTATAAAAGGTTTCCAAGACAATAAAGAAAATAGTATCAAGATGGCTGGTAGTGCCAGAGATGCGACTTTAATAGTTACCACTTTCTACCCAGAACTAGCCAACGAATCTAACAAGGAAGAAAAGATTAGGGCTAAATGGTTGGAATGGAAGGAATATTTCTTACTAGGCTTTTAAAGGCACATGGAACTAAAAACTCTTATCATTGCCGTTAAGGAAAAGAACCTCTCTAAGGAACAACTAGAGGCATATTCTGATCAGATGTCCCAACTCTTTGCAGAAATGATGCTAGAAATGTCCGAATTGGAAAAAGAAGAAGCATTGTTTATGGAAAGAACGATTACTCCTTCTGTGGCGGCTACAAAGATAAAGTGGAAAGCAACACCAAGTGGTCAAAGATTGATTGTATTAAAACGATACACACTCGCCACTAAAGAATTACTTAACAGCTTAAAGTCTAGGGTATACCGACTAATCTACTAATGAAAAAACTTACTATTGAAAAAGGATTCTTCTGGTCTTGTGGCGATCATTGGTGGCCTAAAGATAAATCACTGGGTAGAGTAGGTCTAGGTATAGAGAAGAAATGGCTACAAGATGACAAGCTGATCGTAAATGTAGACAAGGTAGACTATGAGCTAGACTGCCAGAAAGCCAGAGACTTCATCAAGGAACATAAGTCGTTTGAAGAGAGGAAAGGTGCTAGAATTGGATATATCCCTAAGACTTTACTCAATGAGAAAACCAACATTAAAAACATTAAAAACGAAACTGTGGAAAGTGACAGCACAGTTAGTCAAGCAAATTTATGGTAAAAAAATAATTATGCCATATAAAGATAAAGAAAAA